GTTTTTGCTAACTTGGAGTAATGATGATCGCAAAGAATGTGAACGTTCCTTATACGTATACCACATACAGATGGTCTCAGGCGCAGGGTTATACCTCTACGCCCTCAACCATAACTGACGCGGAACACGATGAGTTTTCATTCACAGGCTTTGGTAGCTCCGGCAAACCACCTTACATACAACCAGTCGCTGGAACCTATACAAAGGTTCAGTGGAAGAAGCGTTTTGGCTCCTTCCAGTCCTCGAATAAACAATATCCGGGGGCATGGCCAGTTGTTAGTACGATGAGTAAGTCGGGTTACATTGGCGACTACACATTACTTGGGACAGGAAGCGGCTTGCCGCCGATTTCATATGACGGCACCGTTAAGAACGAAGCGTTCTCGAAGTTTTACGATAATCTCCGTGCTGCAGAGTCAAATATCGCTCTGTCGCTCGGGGAGGCTCGTGAGTCTGCGAGGATGATTCGTGCAATTTCGTCCCTGGACAAGATTATCAGTCTTGCCCGCCAAGCACGACGTACAGTCAAGAGTAATCCCAGTCTGTTGATTAGCAAGGTTTGGCTCGGCATGAAATATGGCTGGCTGCCCTTGTACAACGATGTCTGGAACTATCTTGATTGGACATACCGCGGTATTGACAGCGGTATTCCGGTGATTGGCCGCCGCGTAAGGACAGAGAACACCCATACTGCGAAGAATTTTGCAGGTACGAACCCAAATACAAAAGGGATCGTTACGGGTGTTACAAAGTTCAAATGCGAGGTCAAATGCTGGGTCGGGGTCCAAAACAGCGACCTGTACAACTTGTCACGTGTGACGTCTCTGAATCCGTTGTCGATTGCGTGGGAACTAACACCGTTCTCATTCGTCGTCGACTGGTTCTTTGATATCGGTAGTTATCTCTCTAATCTAGAAGCGTCTCTCGGTTCGGGCCTCACGTTCAAACGTGGGTACTACACCGAGGTGGTCTATCAAACAGCTGCGGGCACGAATTCCGGTCGATGGACTGACTGGTATAACGGCTCGGAGTATGAGACAGGATCTGACAATTCTATAGAGAGTCACGTTAAGGTTGTCAAGCGTAGGATAGTTTTAACGGGTTTACCCCGCGCGGACTTTCCTTCGTTCAAAACGAGTCTTGGCGGACAAAGAATCATGTCCGCTGCTGCCTTGTTGAGAACTGTGCTTTTAGGTCGTATTAAATAACCCTATGTGGAAAATGCACCACAGGTCAGAAAGGACCAAACGTGCCAGCACGCGCAAATATCGTCATTAATGACGGTCAAACCACTCCGGTGGCCCATACGTTCAACCCGTCTGAAGACGGCGACATGGATCTCTTTGAGGATAAAGTCGGTGGCATTGCCATTGGCTTCCCCCTCATTGCGCTCCGCTTTCGTAGGCCGGTAGCTCCGTCAAATGGAACCGCGTCAAACCCGAATAATCGGGTCTACCGCGTTAACATTAACGTGAGTGTTCCGACCATGGAAAGCACGTCTGCCGCTACAGGTACAGGTATTCCTCCCGCTCCCACTGTCGCATATATCCATCGTGCGAACACGGAGTGGTTGCTGCCTGAGCGCGGAACCCTGCAGGAACGAAAGAACCTGCGGGCGTACGTGTATAACCTCTTGGCGAATGCGGATATCCTGAAGGTTCTCCAAGACCTGGAAGCCTACTGGTAATCTACAGTAAGCCGTAACATTTGTCCCTTAACTTCTTAATTAGGAACTATTATGCTAAAGCTTACTGTTGCAATCGCGTTTTCATCAGAAAATGATGTCCATAGCATTCCTCGTAGTCTCCGTCAGCCTGCAGTCCAACCCTTCTACGGGTGGGACTGCGAGCCTAGGGGTCTACTGGGCTATATCAAGGGGTTCATATCCGGACTTCAAAATCAGTACCCCTCCCTTAGCAAAGACGACCTGGGCCTTCGTGGCTCAGTGAGGCTTCGTTTTGAGGAGGAACTTGATGGCGAGGTCGTAGATACCCTTGTTCTCACTATGTCACTACTCGAAGCGCCCGTGTTATTCGCCTGCTGGGTCAATACTGAATCCAGTAAGTGTCTAACATGGGTATGCGTAGAGCAAGTGGCAGAAGAGTTCTCACGAGCTAAGGATGCGCTTGGGGCATACTGCCTTGAGCGTTCCGAGGACAGCTACAAGCTGTACCTTGGTCGAGAAGGCGAGGTGACCTCAGAAGACATCTTCTGGGCCATCGCGTCAGGCTCGTCCCTTATGTCAAACGACAAACTCGAGAGCTGAGCTATGGAAGAGGTTAGTTCGCAGAGTCACCAATTAATCGGTGACTGCTTTTACGCTCTTGCTAAAGCAGCGGATACACCTGTATCTCTATCCTGTTGGCTAATGTTTAAGTACGGCGAGTTTAAACAGCTCGTCGAAAAGGACGTGAACCCGCAGGATTACAATTGCTTCTCTTCTTTCGACCGGGACTATGCCGTGGTCAAGTACTTGAGTAAGTACAAAGGCCTCGACACGGGTATCGATCTTGAGAAAGTAGCTCTCGACAGCTGGAATGCTGCCGAGTCGCAGTGTCAACAGACAAACTTGAGGCTTAGGCAACCTGCTTCCCGAAAGGGCGTTGAGGCTGTGATGTTCACAGCTCAACGGAAAATAGCAAGCGTCCTCGGTCCTCTCGTCTATGCTGAAGTACTGCGTAATTGTAGATGGGGGCCAGGGAGTACCTTTACCCTAAAAGGTGAGGGTGCAACCCTGGATGACAAGATTCGGGAATACCCGATCAGCGTCACTAACAGAGCCCTTCCGTTCCTTAAAGCAGTGATAGAGAGCGATCCGCACTGGGCCGAAGCTATCTTCCCAGATAGCCATGGTTTGGTTGTCGGCGCGTTTTCGTTACTGCCCGGCTGTTTCACAACAGTCAGGGGCTGTCGAGGTACTCTGGTAGCAAAATCAGCAAAGACGCACCGGTCCATCGCCATTGAACCAACTGGAAACATCTTTCTCCAGTTAGGCGTTGGGAAGTATATCCGGAAGTGTCTGCGCCGAGTCGGTGTCGATCTTAACGATCAAGGGGTGAACCAAAGGTTAGCGGAGCTAGCCAGCGAGTCAAAACGCTGGTTGGCGACGATTGACCTAAAGTCCGCCTCGGACACCGTCAGTACGGAGCTGGTTTACCAGCTTTTCCCTTTGGAGTGGTCGTTCTTTTTAGACCAACTCCGATCACCGGAAATCCAGTGGACAAAGGACAAATGGCTTAGGGTGGAAAAGTTCTCCAGTATGGGGAACGGATTCACCTTTGAGCTAGAATCCCTAATCTTCTGGGCATTGACCTCCGCTGTTATGGAGGTCCAAGCGGTGAAAGGGGACTTAGGAATATACGGAGATGACATCATTTGCCCCACTGAATGCTTGCCGCTCTTGCGAGACGTTTTCGAGTACTGTGGGTTCACCATTAACATGGAGAAGTCACATGACTGCGGTTACTTTCGCGAAAGTTGCGGTGTTCATTTTTATGGGGGTCGTGATTGCACTCCTGTATATCAGAAAGAAATACCCAACACGCTCCCAGAACTCTACCGACTGGCTAATCGCCTCCATCGTTTTGCTTTGCAAAACGATTATAGTGATATTGCTTGCGGTCGAGCATGGGTACGTGGAGCCTGGAGAAGAGCTCTCCGGGCTGCTGCAATATGTTTCTTGCAGCAGAGGTATGACAGGCATGCGAGGCTGCTAAAATTGACGAATGAGGATGAACTCCTCTACGCGGCAATCAGGCAAGGCTTGCATGTTGTCCCATTGCGGGACCCTAGTGACGACGGGTTGATGCTACCCATAAGGTGGCTACAGTTCGCCGTTCTAGCTGTCCAGCACGGAGGTTGGAAACTCCCCGTGCTGTCTTTCCGCCCTAAGTACCGAAAGGTAGATGGGCGTTCCTTACTTGCGTACTGGCTACGTTTTGGTGGTGACGAGCCCTTCAATGGACGCGTTGCCGTCAGACGTAGAGGGAAG